AAAATTATTGATTATATTTTGAATTTTTCCTTCAAAAGTAGCTTTACTACTACTCATATTAGTAGAAGTAGATGTATTATCTAATACAGCAATTGATGAAGAATATGATTCTAATAAACTTATTTTATACTGAAAGTTATTAAGTCTTTTTTGAGCAGAACTAAAATGTACAAAATTATTAAAATCAGTATAATCTATATTTATATTTAATGATTTTTTCTCTAATAAATTATTTAATTGATTTTGAGAACTTGTTTGAGATGTTGTTATTAAATCAAGATATGATAATGGTAAAGTAGAATTATTTACTTGATTTTTAATATCTAAATCAAAATTAGGACCTTGAATAGGTAAAGTATCTTCTACTACTATTGGGTCTGGAGTTATAGTAACTTTATATGATACTGGTTCTTCTAAAATTCTTATTATCCAAAGATTATTATTAATAATAAAATTATTAGATAATGGAGTTTTTGTTTTTACTAAAATAGTAGGATTAGAGGGATCAGTATCATCAAGTTTTATATTTACTGCTTGAATAAGTTGATTTTCTCCAAAATTTAAAGAAAATTCAACAAAATAATCAGAATCTTCTCTTTGTTGAATAAAATTATTAGTTTGTTCAACTATATCAATATCTGTTAAAGAAAAACTATCTAATTTTAATTCTGTTCGGTCTGAGGATATTTCTGTTATGAATAATTGTTGAAGATTAGAACCTATAACATTATCATAAAAATTATAAGTCATATTATATTGAGCCGAAAAACTATCTTCACCAAAATAATTAATAAAATCTTCCTTAGGATTAATAGAAATATCTGAAATTTGACTATTACTTGAACCTGATTGTAATTGATTAACTATTGGGGAATAATTTTTATAATTATATTCTGTGGATAATATTTCATTATTCGGTATAGAAAATATATTTAATTCTATAGAACTATTTTCTGATAAGAAATTAGTTATTTCAAATCCTTGAGCTAATGAAAGGTCATTACCATTTATTGGTTGGGATGATATTGGTATAACTTCTATGGCCATTTTAATATGAATTTGTAATATTTACACCACTTGTAACATTAACTCCACCCGCCGTATTACTTCCAGCAGATATAGTTGGAATATCAATAGTTTCTCCTGTTTGAAATTCAAGAACTTTCTTTTGTTCTTCTAATAATTGTTCTCTTAATTGAGCTATTTCATTTTGTAAAGCTAAAATTTCTTCATTATTAGAATCAAAATTTATATATTCTGTACTAGTTTTAATTAAATATTCATGTGAATTAATATTCCCATATTCAGGGATATTATAAAACAATTGATTATATAGATCAAAAAATTCATCTACTGTTGGTTCTTCTTCTAATTGTTGTTGAGGAGATGGAGTAGGATCAAGTTGTGAAAAACTAGTATCTACTAACTTTTCATATTGATTTTTATCGTATACTGTTTTTTCAAATTTTATATCTTCATTCATCCATTTACAACTTTAAAGTGATTATCATCATCAATAATTAAAGTAGAACCATTAATTATTGTTTTAACTAAAACAGCATAATATCTTTCAGGTTCTAGACCATTCATATAAATATCAAAATAATTTCCTGTTGAATCTGCACTTATTTGGGTATATTGAGTATCGAAATTAATAACCATATCGTTAGTATCCAAGTCTTTTATAGCATAGTATGAAGCTGTTGGTAAATAATTTAATCCAGTATATAATGAACTGGTTTGGAAAGTTCTAGTAGGATATAATGGGCTTACATTAATATGAAATCTATTTACTGAATTTTGATTAAATTCTTGTGGGTTTTCTGATAGGGAAAGTTTAATATCAGAAGTATTTACAATAAGGGATGAAGTAGGGGATATTGAAGAAGAATAATCTACCCATCTAAACTCTAATTGGGGTGGATATATCGTATTAGTATCAACACTATAATATTTTAAAATTGGTTGGTGGAATGAACTTGAATTAAATTCATCTGAACCTGAAAGTTTAACTATAAATCCATTATTTGGAATAGTACCATCATACCATGCTTCTACAGTATTAGTTACTGCTACTTCAATATCTTTAGTATCTCTTACTGCAAAAGATTGGGATGAATTTGATAATTCTAAACTTGAAGAAAACCAATAACCTGGAGTAACATATCCATTTACTGCATATGATCCAGATTGAATATATTGTTGTATATATCCTGGATTTACATAACCAATAGAAACGTATAAATTATCATGCCATTCATCTTCATACCAACTACCACCACCTTTAACTGTATGATGAGAATTATAAGAACCAACAACAGCAAAACCATTTGCAGATCCACTCATCATCCATTCTCCAGATCCTGAATAATTTCTCCATCCCCAAGAACATCCATTTTCTAATTTTGGGTTATCTAAATAATGACCTGTTCCATTATTCCAAGATTGGGCTACAGGGCGAATTTCGACTTTAACATCAAGATTTACTCCTTGGGCTTCTGAAATGAAATTTTTTAAAAATACACTAGCTGAATGGGGGAATGCCCCTTTCATTTCATCATTTATAACATCATTAATTTCTGTTGTATCAAATTGAGTTAAATATCTAGAAACCATTGGTGTTTCTCCTGCTACAAGAGGATCTAATGTATTAGATACTTCACATATAGCATCTAGACCTGTATTCATAGAAGGGTAATAAGAATACAAAGTAGCATCTTGAGTAGGAAATAATTTATAAACAGCCATTTATAGTATTTTATTATAAATATAATATTACAAAGGAACTACCCTACCTTTTATATCAGTATTTGGGTATCTTACTTCAAATACACTTGGATCTAAAGAAGGATAAATAACTTTATTTTGTGTTGCTATAGGAATATTATATGCATAAACAGAATATCCTAAAGTTGTTCCTGATTTGTTTGTAATTGTAATATCATTTACAGTTTGAACTCCTTTAATTTTATCTAACATAACATAAAGATCTCTTAGAATAATAGGTTGATTTATTTGCCATTTATCTATTTTAAAATGATTTTTTAAAGCATTTACACATCCTAATAAAACTTCATTGTTATTAAATTCAGGTAATACTATTATTTCAAAATCAACAGCTATATTAATTATAAAAGCATCTCTAATTTCAATATTATCTCCAATTACTCTATATTGGGATAAATAAGTTCTTAAATTATTTTTTAATGTTGAACTAGCATAATCTAATTGACCTGATGAATTTTGTGATAACACAAATAAATTTAATGTTTCTATTGTAGATACCTGGTCGTCTCTTAATTTTGGGGTTTCAATATGGGCTTTAGTTATTGAACCATAATCAGCAGGCATACTTAAAACTCTAACTAAATAATCATTTTGGGTAACTGCTCTTCTTTGAGTAGCAGCCATCATTATAGTATTTTGTCTTATTTCTTCTAAAGTATCTCCACCTCCACCTCCCATAGCAGCCTCTGGGTTAGTTACATTAAATGAATTAAAAATATAATTTGCTGTTGAGTTTGTAAGATCTATTTGATTAAAATTTAAATTAGTAGTAGAAGTTAAAGTAGTTATATTATTTGCAGGTATATTAGAATTGACTCCACCTCCAGTTAAATATCTAACTGTTAAAGTTGTATTAGAAGGAGCAATACCATAAGTCCCAGTATATAAAAAATTAGTTGGAGAAAAAGCTGTAGTTAATTTATTTTTTTTAATAGGTAGTCCTAATCCAACATTATTTGGATTTGGGATTATTTCTTCAGTAGTATCTAATGGAGAACCAACACCAAATTGTATTTCCATTACTCCTTTATTATTTATTTTAGTTACAAACCTACGTTGAACTTGTTTTAATCGTAATAAATAAGGTACATCTTTACCACTATTAGGATCATTTACATTAGTATTTTTTATAGAATCAAAAACAGTTTCTTGACCTAAATAATCTACTTCATACCATTGATTTCCATCAGAATCAAATATATCTAATATCTTAATAATATCATCCCCATTTAATTCTTTTGTTTGGAATGGTTGTGGTGAAGTAAAAGAAAAAGTTGTTGTAGAAATATTTGCTGAAATTGCTTGTACTGATTTTTTAAGTTGGTAGTATTGAGGATTACCATTTAATGTTTGGGAAATAGTTATTTCTGTTGGGTCAAATGAACTAGATGAAGAAAAATCAACAAAATCTTGAGTAATAAAATCTATCCCAGATACAGAAGTAAAATTAGAATTTTCATCTAAAGTTAATGCATATTTAAAATCAGGTTTATATGTACTTCCATCTAATATTGATGGAACTTCTTGAAAAAGATCTAGAGTAGTTTGGGATGTTGATGTTAATTTTGGTTTATAACCAAACATATATGCTAAATCATATATATTATTACTTTGTCTAGCATATTGAATAAAATTTTCTTGAAATTGATTATCTAAGTAAAAACTTAAAACATCTCCAATATACGCTGCTTGTTCCATAAACATCATACCTGGGGATGTTTCTGAGAAATCAGTATATGTGTTTGGGAAATAAGTTTGAGAATAATTAATTAATTGTTCTCTAAATTGAGAAAAATCTTTATTAATATAATTTACGTCTCTATTTATGTTTAATTTTGCCATCTTATTGGTTAAAATCTATAGTAATACTGTCAACTATTCCTGTATTTTTGATTGAATATTTCATAAAAACTGTAATTGTATGCTGGTCAGGGTCTGTAAAAATATCTAATTCTAAAAGGTTTATTCTAGAAAAAAATACATTTAATTGGTCTTGAATTTGACTTTTTAAATTAGAAATATTATTATTACTTATTTGTTCAAATAAAAATTCTCTTAACCCACCACCAAAAGTTGGATTCATAAATCTTTCTCCAGTATTAGTTAGAAAAAAATTTATTAAATTATTTTTAACAGCATCCTTAGTTTGATAATTTGATGAAAATACTCCAGGTTTATTAAAAGGGATATCAATCCCTATACCAACATTTGGTTTAAGATCATTTGGAAATATCTGTACAGGAGAAGATATAGGCATTATTTACTATTTAATAAATGTGTTATTGCATCCATACTTAATTCTCCCTCACCTAAATGTCCATTTATAGGATCAGCTCCTTGAGGATTAAATTTAGGGACATCTCTGCTAGTCATACTAATAGCTGTTTCATTCATAATATCAGAATATCTTTGTTTAACATTTGAAGTAGTATTTTCAAATGTTGGGGATGAAGATATTGTATTAGCTAATTTATTTTCATTAATAGGTTGTGATTTAGGAGCTTTTACTGCTTCTAATAAAACATCCTTTAATTCTTCTTGAATTGCCTCTTTAACTGCTTCCTTAATTAATTTTTTAAAATGTGTGCTTTTCATATAATAATAAATATTAGGTTAATTTGCTTTTAAATTATTTGTTTGTATATAAAATACTAATTCATCTATTAATATTTGGTCTATTGAACTAAAAGACCATTCTCCTTTTAAAACCGTTACCCCACTTGTATCTTTTGCTATAGATCTTCTACGTTTTAATGGTTTTTCGGTAATTTCTTGTTCTATATCCATTGTAAAACCATTTACTATAGTTATTATAGGGTTTGCTTGGGATTCTTGAGTTGTAAGGATTTGAAGTTCTTCTGATAATTGAACCTGATCAGCATCTGGGTAACATTGTTGGATAAGTTGGTCTAATTGATTTAAAGGAGTTAAAACTTGATTTAAAACAGTTCGTAAAATTGTTAATAATGAAGTAGTTGTAGTTATTATTGAACGTGAATCTTCAATAATTCCTTCAAGTTTTTGAACAGTATATGGAACTATAGGAGGAGTAGGTATAGGAGTAGCATTTGTAGTTTGAACAGTAACTTGAGTAATAGTTAAAATACCTTCTGTAATTCCTAAATATTTTAATGCTGCATCTATAGTTTTCATCAAATTATTAATTTGTCTTACTAATTTATTTTTTTTATTAACTAATTCATCTAATTTTTCTTTTGGAGGACAATTTACTTTATCCTTCATTTCTTCGAATTTATCATTAAGTAATTTCATTCCAAATTCTAACAACATAGCTTGAATTATAGGGAGTAAACGTTGTAAGACTTCTTTTAAAATTTTAATTATTTTTTCTTTAGAAAAATATTTAATATCTTTTTCAGGTAATGTTAAAATTTCAATTTCGGGGATATCTAATTGTATTTGTGGAAATTTTGGTTTTTTAATTTCCATTAAAGTAATAACTCCTACATCTGATTTTACTTCTCCATTACCTTTATATGGGGAAGAAACATTTATAAGATATTTTGATTTATTAAAAAATAATTGGTAAGCTTTAGCTTCTACTTGATTTTTTGGTTTATCTATTTCAATTTTAAAATGACCATCAACATCTGTAGTAACAGAATTTCCTCTAAATGATACTGTAACATTAGATAATGGTTCATTAGTATTAAAATCAACAACAATACCTTTTGTAATTATTTTCATTAGTGGTGTAGGGATATCTTGGCAAACCCATTTTTTTAATTTTTTTATAGCATCACCATTTTTTTTATTCCAAAAATAAAAACCATTAGGACCAGGTATTCCTTCAACTTCATTACCATAATAATCTGTTGGATATGTTTTTTTTCTAACACCAACCTCAAACCAATCTGGGAAATAATATGATAATAATAATTTTGGGTCATTAGGATCAAATCCTACAATATCATCTTTTCTATTAGATTTTTCAAGCTTAGCATGAATATTTTTACCTTTAAAATAATATCTAACAACACCATTACTAAATGTTACTCTACGATAACTATAAAACTTATCGTTAGTATCATTTATACATTCTTGGATTGGATATGGTTCAATAGCCATTATTTAAGTTTTACTGTGTTAGATTTAATTTTACTCATACCACTCAAAATATTTTCTAGTATAGGGGTTGATATTGAAGCTACAGGACCTACAGCAAAAGGTACTGTTTGTAAAGCAAGTGATAAATTTCTTACTTCAGTTGTTAATTGAATTAATAATTCTTGAGTTGTATCTCCTAAAAGAGCTGATTCTTTAGCATCTTTTGACCCTAAAAGAACCTTACCATCAATAATTGTTTCTGTTGATTCTATATTTATACTTTCATTTGAAGATAATCCTATTGATTTTTCTCCACTTATTAAAACATCACCTGTATTTAAATTATCACTATTAGCATTATTAGCATTTAATATAATTCTGGATGAATTTAATATTATTTGGGGTTGAGTATATTCTGAAGATTTTTCTGGAGTTTTTTTATATGAATTAAAATTTTCATTAGCTAAACTAAAATTAGCTATCTTTTGATATGAAGTTAAATATATTGAAGATAAATCTTCACTTATATTTTCTACATTTGTTGGATTTTCAGAGGCTTGTCCATTACTAATAATAGTAATAGGATCTCCTTTTTCTCCACTTTCAGACCATTTATTTGCAAAATTTGGATTTGTATTTCCTAATCTTATATTATTTCCAAATCTTCCTTCAAATATTACATCTCCTGGGAGTGGTAATAATGGGATTATATTTTGTATTTTTGAAGGGGAAAAATAATTTTTATTATTTGGATCAGATATTTGAGGACTTTGTTCTATAGAATTTAATGATGGGTTATTCCAAATATTTAAAGAAGTTAAATAATAAACTGAATTGTTTACAATAGAAGATTGTAAATCATTTTTAATTAAAATAACAGCCTCTCCTGCTACAGGAATAGATTTAATAAATGAAAATAAAGGAATAGCTCTAATTGTACTAAAAGATGTCCCTTGAGAGAAGACTAAAATTTCACCTGTGTCTTGATTAGTTACTTCTGTTACTGTACCAACAATATATGGGGTTTTAGATGATTTACCATTCCTAGTAGGAATAAATGGTAAAGGTTGGGCATTAGCCATACCTTTAACAAAACCAGTCCAACCATAATTAGTAATCATTTTTTATCGTTTAATTTATTAATTTCCTTAAGGAGTTGTTGTTTTTCTTCTTCTGTCATACCAAACCCTTCTTCTTCGGATTTATTAGTAGAAAGTGCTCTTTGAATTATAGTTGACATTTTTATTAATTGTTCATCATTTTTAATACCTAATTCCATATATTCTTTTATTAATGGAACAATTAACGTAGCATCGCCAAGATCATTGATTAAAGGTTTTAATTCACCTATTAAAGCCATGATTTGGGTTTCTTTTTTCTTTTGGTTGTCGTATATTTCTTTGAGAATATCAGAGAATTTTTTCTTACCAAATATATTAGAATCTAAATTACTCATATACTTATATTTTTTATAAATATAGAAGTTAATAAGAATTAAAAATTAATATATTCGTTATCTAAATAAAATTGGTAATGTTTCCTAAAAATTTTATATAAAGAACCAGCTATTTTAGTAATTTTAGGTGTTTTAGCATCAGGTACCATTTCATGTAAATAAACATATAATGCTTTTTTATTGAATATATCGATGCTTTCTCGTTTTCTAAATAATTCTAACACAGAATCTGCAATTTGTGCGTCATTTTTTTTAGGAAAATATTCATAAAGATTAACACTAACATGTTCTACATATTCATCTAAAAACCAAGATAATCTTTCATTATATGGTGTATCTTGTTCTGAGGAAAATGTTTCTTCATTATTAACATCTGTAACAGGGACTTTATTTATTTTCTTTTTATAATTTTTTTCATTATATAATATACACCATCTTTTGACAATAGTACCAAAATAAGAAAAGGCTTTAGCCCCTTTATCTGGATTAAATAAATGAATTTTAGATAATAAAAATACAATTATTTCATGTTGTAGATGTTCTAAATTATCTACTTCAGTATGATAAAATTTAAATGTATGGATTATATTTTGAGTTAATTTAAAAAACCCATAATGGATTTTTTCTTCATATATTTTACTTTTTTCTTTAGGACAGGTTGTGTTATTATATAATATTATAGCATCTTCTGTTTCTTGAGTAAAATAATTCCGTTTCTTGGCTTTTCTAGGCATTATAATTATGGTTTTCTGACATTGAATTCACTTAGGATATTTTGGATTTTTTTAATCCCTTCATATATAAAACCTACTTCGTCATCTTTTTCAAAAATTCCTCTTGCATCTACTTCTTTTAATTTTTTATCTGAAGCTTCAATTACACGAGAAAGTCTATCTAAATATTCCATATAACCTACTAAAACATCTTCTTGTTTTTCGTTTTTTCTTAACAAATTAAAAGTCGTATATCCTAAGATTACGACTAATACTGAAAGGGTACTAATTATTATTGTATAAATCATTATAAATTGTCTAACATGTTCTTTAGACCATCACTTTTTATTGAACCTAAAGCTTTAACTTTAGTTGATAGTTTTTTAGAACTGTTTGGTTTCGTCCCCAATGTAAAATTCTTCTTTGTGTTAGCCAAGTTTTTTTTACCTTCTTTTAATTTAGGTAACCATTCACGTTCAAATTCAATACGAGCAGCCATTAAATCAGCCTGATGGAGTATAAAAGGTAAACATGTTCTTGGTTTTTGTTCTGGCATGTATGCTTTAAGATATTTAGTATTTGCTTCATCATATAAACCATCATGAGTTTGGATAGCTAACATTTCATTAAATGTATATTGAATCCCATGGGATTGAAGCATAAATAAACCTCTATCTGGAACTGAAGCAAATGGTACTTTAGAATTAAACATATAATCCTCTCCTAATTTATCTTTTCTCCATTGATCAGTCTGGGGTATATAAGATTCTTCATTTTCATCCCCCATTTTTCCTAAATCATGATTAATAGCTGAAAATACTAATTCTTCAATAGTAAAAGTAGACATATCTGCCCCTTCAACTCTCCATAATTCATATTGTTTAACAGCACAACGAATTACTCGATTAACATGTTCAACATATCCACCTGGGAATGAATTATGATATTCTTTTTTATGAGCCGCAGGCATTAATACAATACGTTCTTCATATTTATTGTAAAATTCTAATAATTTATCCTTACGTGGTTCTGAGATAAATTGATCAATATATTTAAGTAATTGTTTCCAATTTGATTGGATTTGTTCTGGGGTTAGAGTCATAACTATTTTATTTTTTACCATTTGTCCTCTGGACAAGATTTATTTTTCATTTTGGTTTTAATATCCATGAAACAAAAACAGACTTTACACTGTCTTGTAGGATGAAAGAATTTTTCACATTCTTCACACATTTTTATTCTTTCTTGAGCCGTGTATATTTTTCTATTATTATTTTTTTCTTTTTGAAAATTAAACATTTTTTAAACGTTTGTTTGAAGTTAATAAATTTATTTTAGGGAAACAAATATTTTTTAAGGATATGTTTCTTCTATAAAATTTTGTAATTTTTTTAAAAAAGCACATATTTCATACTCTTCAATAGATTCAAAATATTTAATAGATCCTACTAAACATTCAATTATTCCTTTTTCTTTGTGGTTATGTAAAGCTAATTTCCAATCATCATCATTTAAATCACATTCTTGAATCCAAGAAAGAGCTCTGTTATACATCATAATTTCACTAGCTTCATCTACTCCTGATAGGTTGATAGGGTCATTAGATGTTTTAAAAAAACCTAATAATTGTTTAGTAAAATTTTTACCATTTTTAATCATTTTACAAAACATTCCAACTTTAAAATGAGGAGTTTCTTTAAAAACATCCAAAGAAGAACTATAATTATCCCCTATATTATCATCCTCAGGCAAACCAAATAAACCAAAAATTCCTTTTATAGACATAATCTTTTATAAGTATTAATTAATTTAAAGCATTGAATCTTTCTATTTTTGATTTAATATCAATTATTTCTTGTTCCGTATTATCAATTTTTTGTTTCATTTCATCATATGCCTTAATAGGATTAATAAAATTTTCATTACCTGGGTGATAAGCCCATAATTCATCTAATAAATTATAATCAGCTATTAAAAGATTTTGTAAATCAATAATTTTATCTTCTAATTCTTGTTTATTCATGATCAATTTATTATAAATATTAAAATCTAGCAGTACCTTTAGCTGCTCCACTTTTATACCAAGGTAGACCTTCTCGTTGTTTACATCTTTCTTTCCACTCAATTTCTGAGAATTTTATACCATATAAATAATATTCACGTTTTCGTGTATTACCCTCTGGTATTAATGCGGGTCCTTCCCAATTATGTAATTTACCATCAAACACATGTCTAATAGATCCATCACTTGTTTTTACAATCCTACTTTTTTCAAATTTTTCTTCCATAATTTATAATTTATCTTTTAAATCATCTAACATTTTATATATAACTAAACTCGCTGATATTTCATGGATTTTATTCCAAATTTTCCAAACAAAATAAATTGAAAATAAACCAAAAACCAATAATAAATAATCTATATTTACAAAAGAAAATAAAACCAATAATACTTCTAAGAATACTACTATAATTATTAATTCTAATATACGTATATATTGCCGGAGTTGTTTTTCAAATAATTTTATTTTTTCTTTAATTTCTTGAGATGAAATATTTTCAGGAATTTTAATTAGTTTCATCTGCTAAACTATCACCAATTAAACACCCCCCAAAAAAGTATCCAAACCCAGCAATTAAACAAAATCCACAAAATAATGAAATTGTTGCAATTGTAAAAGATAATAATGAAATCATTAACTTAGTTTTAGTACTTTTTTTTAAATTTTTAAATAATTCTAACATAACCTTAATTTTTAATTTGATGTAATATACAAAAAGGAATTGTGGTCTCCAAATAATTCTTAAAAAGCTCTCCTACTTCCCTATACAACATTATAATTAATACGTATATATTAACTTATTTAAACATCTATTTGAAGAAAAACACCACCTGTTGCCCTCATATAAATAGACCCACTATTAATAGCAACATCAGGTTTCCAAGTAAAAGATTTATTTTCCCCAACAGGAATAACAAACCCAGAATTATAACTACTAGTAATCATAGAGCCACTAATACTACCACCTGTAGTTAAATCACTAGAAGCATAAACACCAGCTAATAATGGAGAAGCCCCATTATCAGGAAAACCAACACCTTTAACTTCCATCGTAAATGTAGAAGAACGTGAATGAGAATTGAATGTAAATGTATGTGTACCTGTAGTAAAAGCATTTGTATTTAAAGAACCCGTACCTTCATTACCGAACAAATCATCAAAACTATAAGTGTAAGTAGCCATAATTTAATTTTATTATAAATACTGGAATATATTGAAAAATACTTGGAAACCGCAAAATATATTCGTATATATCACGTCGACATAAAAAAGTTTTTTAAGATCTCCTTTTGTG